GAACACCAGTCCGCCGTTGTCCGCGTACACCACAGACCCGGTGTAGCCCGGGATGCCTGCCGTGACGTTGGGGAAGCCGATGGAGCCCCACTGCAAGATCAGCCCACCGGGCAGGCGCTGGAAGCCTGACTCGCCGGTGAGGTCCTGATTCGACCCCGTGAAAGCGGAGGTGGGCACCAGGCCAGAAAGGTCCTGGATGTAGAGGTTGTCCAGCGCACTCTTGAGGGCGGCAGCGAAGTCTGCGATCACGCCGTTGTCAAGCACGTCATCGTCACCGTGCGTGGCGGCAAACGAGGCGAGAGCGGCCACGCCGGTGGTTACCTGCCGCAGTGCCGTGTTGACCTCTTCCGACCGCGCGATGCCCGGCTGGAAGCCGTTGGCCAGCAGCGCCGTGAGTGCGGCGTAGGCGGTGGGCGACAGGGTGTTGGGAGAGCCGGAGCCCCCGCCGATGCCGAACGGGAGGAATTGACTGGTAGGCATGGTGCTTCCTTAGAGGACGGGTTCGCCGAAAGAGCCGAAGTCGAGACCGGCCACTTCCGGGGTGGTGGATACGCTGAGTGCGAAGAACGGGGCACCGGCCTCAGAGGCCAGTATGTACCCCGCGACCCGGACACCCGCCGTCTTGGGTGGCGTGATGCCCCGCTTGATCATTTCGACAAGGACGGCGGTTGGCTGGCCCAGGATGTAGACCGTGACACTCATGTCCATGTTGTCCAGGACGAAGCACTGGACGCCGACGGACTGGAGATCACGCTCCCCGATCTGCTGGAGACCGAGCATGGAGCCGTTCCAGTAGTTGGATCCGATCTTCGCCTTGATGACCGCGCGGTACGTGTCGTCGTCAAGCACCGTGATGCCCTCGGTCGAGACGAAGGGCCCTTTCCAGCTGCCCACGTTCCAGCCCAGGTCCGCATCATCCCAGGTGAAGAAGGCGTTGGGGATGGGCACGTTCTGCCGCCGCGAGATGCCCACCCACAGCCCCACCGTGTCAAGCTGCACGCCGACCGCCTCATCCACACTGAACGCCTGGGTCAGAGACAGCGCGACGTCCGCAATCGCAGAAGCGGCGCTCGTCAGGAGCCGCACCGTCTCAAGAAACCGGGGCTTGTCTGCGTGCGCGTTGGTGATGAGTGGGGTGTAGTCAGTAGCCATGCGTTACACCAGCGTGATGGTCACGTCGGCGACCACCGCCACTGCCTTCTGAGTAAAGGTCATCGAAACGTCAGCGGTGCCGAGTGTGCCGCTGGGCGCGAGGGCGGCCTGGAGCAGGGTGATCTTGTAGCTCTCGGACTGCGCCGAGCCGTTGAGGAGTGCAGGACCGTAAAGCCTGCTGACCACAAGGTCCTCTCCGATCTCGAGGCCGTTGATGAAGTTGACCACTGCCTGCTTGATCTCGTCGCCGATGTTGGTGGTGTAGCCCACCCCAGGCACCAGCGAGATGCCGACCTTGATCGAGACCTCGGTCGGGATGAAGAACTTGATGTCGCGCACCGCGCCGCTGACATCCGTGATGGGGACAGTGGTGGTGCCGTGTGTGCCCACCCCCGGCCCCTTGCGCTCGTAGATCGTCTGCGCGATGCTGGCCGCCACCCCGCCCTTGACCACGCAGGCAATGGAGTGCGCAGGGATGCCGTCCCCGTCCGTGGTGTTCGTGTCGTTCTCGTAGATCACTCCGTAGGTGACTCCGGGCAGCGCCTTGATGGCAGCGGCCAGGCCGGTGATGACCGTGTACGAGTTGAGGGCGGGGGTGATCTCCTGCCGTGCCCTGAGCGCCGCATCGGACTCGACGGGCTGCCCCGGGGTGGCGGCGGTGATGTTCGTGACCGACTGCCAACCGGCGGTCGGGGTGAGGATTCGAGTGGCGCTGCCGGCCGGGGCTCCAAGCGCCCCCACCGCCTCGGCCGTAGCCGTGACAATCACGGTCCCTGCGGGAGGGATCGTGACCACTGAGGGCAGCAGCCACCGATTGCCGTCGTCGTCGCCGACGATGCCCGAGGTGATGGTCGTGCCTGCCTGGCCCACCAGCGTCAGGTTGATCTGCGACTTCGTGGCCACAAGGCGCTGCATGTGGTTGATCTTGACGACGTTCGACAGCCCGTTGCCCACCGCGGTCTGCGGGCTGAAGCTGTTGTAGGCGGCGATCGTTGCCATGTTGCAGTCGTGCAGCGCCCGCGCGAAGATAGCGAGAAGCTGACCGTCCTGGCTGTCTGCCTCCAGGTACGCGTCTTCCCCGTAGATGAGGCGGAACGAGGCCTTGAGAGAAGACAGGATGTCGTCGAACGAGGGCGCCGTGATGCCGAAAGGCGTGACGCTGGCGGCCAGGGAGGGGAGCGGGTAGGAGGTGGGCATAGGTCAGACCTGGAAGGTGATGGGGGTCGCACCGTAGACCGTCTCTACTGTGGCCGAGACGGTCAGCCGGCGGGAGGCGGACAGGGAGCTCGCGTACTGGAGGATCTGGACGACCCCGGGCGTGCTGAGGATCCGTGCCTTGATCGCAAGGTCCCGTGTGCCTTGCGTGCCGTAGCCCAGGATCTCCTGCTCGTACGGCGTGCCCTCGTCTCGATCCAGGAACCACTCCCCGGCCCAAAGCAAGAGGCGCGTGTTCACCGCCTGCGCCACAGCCTGCGGCGTGTCGATGAGGAAAAGCCCGGACCGACCGAACTGGTAGTCACCTTGCGTCGAAAGGGCTCTGTACCTCATGTGTTGGGCGCTCCTGTGTTGCCTGAGCCGGTCTGGACTCCGCTGTGAGTGTGGGTAGACCCGATGTCTTTGCCGTTGGCTCGCGCGGTGCCGGTGAGGGCTGTGTTGCCGTTCACTGTCAGGTTGCCGTTCACCGTGACGTTGCCTGTGAGCGAAATTGTAGGAGCGGTGACCTGGGCAGACCCACCGACTGAGGCTACAAGGTCCCCAGCGGCGGTCACAAGCACGTTCCCGGCGCCGTCGATGCGGACGTACGCGGTGCGTGCATCGTTGCGAAGCTCGATGCCTGAGGTCGAGGGGGCAGGGCTGAGCATGCGGGGCTGTGAGCGAGGGCCGGGCAGCACGAAACCGTCGCTGAGGTCGTGCAGGCGCAGGTCGGCTTGGATCTGCACGCCGCCCGATTGCCACCAGGAGTCGATGCACCGACTTGCGAACACCACCAGACACTCGTCTCCAGGAAGCACCGGGAAGGTCAGCGTGTAGCCGCCGCCCGAGGGGAAGAGGATTGGGCAGTCCACCAGGGGCTTGATCGCCTCCCAGCGCCACGCGCCGTCAGGCTCCTGGATCTGCATCTTGATGCTCACCTCGACGCTGGCGGTCTGCTTGGACGCCTCGTAGGTGCGGATGATGCCGGGCATGGCCGTCCAGAGGCCTGCCTGGTTGCCCTGGATGGCGGCAAGAACCGCAACGTCCAGGTCCCCGCGTCGTTCCCGTCTATCCATATGCCTTCACCTGTTTCGTCGATGGGTTGACCGCGAGGCAGGTGAGGTGCGTGTGCCACTGAGCACCTCGCGTGTCCCCTTCATGCTCGGCCACGAACACTCGGTACAAGCCGTCGGCAGCGACAGTGGCGAGAAGCTGGAGGCCGGTGTACGAGTTGAAAGCCACGGGCGCTGCGTTGGGGTTTTGCTGGAGCATCTGGTTGATGGTTTTGTTGTCGATCTTGACCAACCCTCCTACCACGATGCGCGGATTGAGCAGGCACTTGGCGAGCAGGCCCTCGTTCGTCTGCTCGGGTAGGCCCACCAGCCCGGTGAGAGCCGACAACACCACGGCCTCGCCTGCCCGGTACCCGGTCAGTGGCGTAACGTGGACCCGGCCGCCCTCTATGTGCCACGTCGCGCCCTGTGCCTCGACCTCCTGCCGCAAGAGCGCCCGAGCCATGCCGAAGAGGACCTTGCCCCGGGGCAGCACGCCGCCCGTCATGTCCATGACCTCACCCGAGACAGCTCCCTTCTTGGCCATCTCGGAGATCACTGCGTCTACCCGCTGCTTGGGCGTGGAGCCCGCAGCCAGGGTCTGGTTAACCACGGCGAAGTTGTAGGCGAGGTCCCCATCAGCGGCCAGGATGTCGAGGTACTTGTCGGTGGCTGACTCCCGGCCTACCTTGAACCACTTGATGGTGCCCTCGAAGATCTTGCCCGTGCCCGAACCCTCGTAGCCCGCCTGCAGCACGACGCGCGAATACTCGGTCTTGGTGATGGCCTCGACCGTGGCGTTCGACAGGTTGTAGACGCGGATGCTGCAGTTGTTGGGGGACTCGACGTCCTGCTGGACCGTGCGAAACCTGAAGTGCGTGGAAGACAGGTCGATGATGGACGCAGGCGTGCCGTCTAGCGCCTCCGGCCGCACCACGAGCAGCTTGGCGCTGCGGCCGAACTGGTTCTGGCTCATCAGGACTCCGTGATGAAGAACACCAGGCCACTCGTGCCGAGGTCAGCGAACCCCGGCACCTTCTCTACGTTGCCCAGCGTCTGCACGACGATACTGCCGCCGATGCCCAGGTGCTTGTACTGGCCGAGCAGATCGGTGCCCGTCACCAGCGGAATCCCGAGCACCAGCGGCAGCTCGTCCTGGCCGTAGATGTCGAGCACCCAGGCGTCCATCGCACCGCACCAGCGTGTGCTCATACGGTATAAAACGCCCACCAGGGCAATGGTGAACGTCTGCGGTTGAGGACTGAGGGGGATCTCGTAAGGAGTCATGGGACGAAGCCTCCAGGGCTTACCGGGAACGACACCGCCGGGGTGTAGCGTGTGGTGGGGATGAGTGACTGCGCTCCCGAGTTGACGGGCGCCTGCGTAGCGGCAGGGTCTGCCTGGGCTGACGCAGGCGCGGCCACGCTGATGGTCTGCGTTTGCACGATGATCACCTCGCGCAGCGTGGCGGTCACTAGGAGCGACTGCTCATGCTCCTTGTCGGTGGTGATCGACAACGACTTGAGGAGCATGTTGGTGTAGACGCGCTTCCCGGTGTAGACGTCGAAGGGCTTGCGGTCGCTCTGGAGCTTGAGCAGACTGGCGTAGGTGTCGCGCACCGATGCTGCGGTGTTGCCTGTCACCAGGGACTGCACGCCCGATACGGTGGTCGTAGCGGCGCCGGCAACACCATCCACCAGGCTACTGACCGACGGCGAGTTACTCCAGGCGCAGCGGATTACGACCTCCGCCGGGCGCTTGTAGGCGTGGTCAGCGATGATCGCGCCCTGCTCGATCGGGTGGTCGGTGATTTCGAGCTCATCGTGGTGGACCTCTTCCAGCGTCACCTGAGCAACGATGCCTCCGATCGACCGCTTGGGCTTGATGAGGATCGCGTCGAGGCCGATCTGGGCGCCGGCAACGACGTAGCCGAGGACGTTGGTCATCGCACACCTCCACGCTGGTTCCGAAGGATCGCCGCAGCCTGCTCACTCACACCCGCCTGCGCCGATGCGACACGAGCGCCTGCGGTCTCGGGGTCGGCCGTGCCGACGTTGATGGTGGTGTCCTGCTTGATGATGATGGGCTGCCCGGAGATGCTCTGGACGTAGTCGCGTGTCTCCCACGGAGCGTTGGCGATGCCCTTGCGGTCAAGGTTGCCCTGGCCCCAGTTGTAGGCGGCCAGGGCAAGCTGTGTGTCCCCGCCGTACTTGTTGAGCAGGTCTCGCATCATCTTGGCAGCAGCCTCAGCGGAGTAGGTAAGGTCGCCTTCTTTGCCCGCGATCCCGTACTGCTTGGCAGTGTCAGGCATGAACTGGAAATGACCTCGAGCACCCTTGGGGCTCAGCATGTTCCTGCCGCGGTTCGACTCCTTGCCCCACATGCGGTCGAGCAGCCCCATGGGCAGCCCGTACTCCTGTTCGAGGACCTGGAACAGAGACTCCGGGTCGCCCTCCACCGCTGCGTACTTGTCGTTGCGCTGAATACGGGGGAAGCCAGGCCCCGACGACACCTGGGCAGGAGCCTCCTTGCGGCCCTTGGCGCCCCCGAACTTGAGGAAGGAGTCCCACCAGGACCCGGTGGTGCTGGTAACGCCGTGCTTTACTGCGTCCCCGAAGTCCTTCAGGCTCCGGGTGCGGAAGATCTCCGTCCAGTCTTTGAGCACCTCCTTCGTTACCCCGGCGATTTCGTGGAAGGCCGGCAACATGGTCACCATGGCAGCCCGCTGCATGATGCCGAAAAGCTCGGTGACCTCGCGCAACTGGTTGGCGTACTCAATGGAAACCTTTGCCTGGGCTTCGGCGTC